TTAGCACCAATGTTACCTGCATAATCTTTTAGTTGAGGTCCGTACTTAAACTCACCGCTGTCGTAAGTTACTATATTGCCTTGGCCGTCAGTTGACCCAACTGAACTCACAAAGAATCCGCCATTTATTACCGATAGTGTAGAACTACCATTAAATGCGATATTACCATCAGTTCTTAATTCAATGATATCATTCTGATTGCTGTCCTGTACTAGTACATTGCCTGGTGTAGTTAATTTATTCGTGTCATCAAATGTCCAACTATTGTCTGAGCCAGCTACAGTTATATTAACATTAGCATTACTATCTAATGTTAATGTTGTGTTACCTGATATTAAGTTTGCTTGTAATCCTGCAACACCGTTAATTTGTAATATACCATTTGTAACTGTTAAATTACCAACGTTGGCTGCGTTAGCAGTATCTTGTAAGTGTATTGAATTGGGACCAATATATACGTCAGCCCATTTTTGTGTAGGTGATCCCAATGAATATGTGTTACTAGTTGCTGGAATCAAACTACCTGCTGATGTTATGTTACCACTTACTACCATATCACTACTAGTAATGTAGCTTTTGATAACACTACCAGTTACTGTTTGTGTTACTCCACTATCATCTACTAAAAACACAGTACCACTGGTCATCGGTGATAATGCTGGTATGTCTGTTAATTTCTTATTTGCCATATTATTCCTCTAATTCTGTTACAATATTATCATTACTATCAGTTACAATGAAATATCCATCGTCTGTGATAATGTAATATGTTTGCGGTATGTGGTCAGATATAATCGCACCGCCTGAAATTAACACACCACCTGTTATTACTGCACCACTAGTCATTTTATTTTCCTGTTTTAGTATTTAGCTTACAGTTATCTTGATGCCATCGTTTTATTTGACTTATCCCACCTGATTTACCGCAATGAATGCACTGAATAACAGGTTTGGGTTTACGCATATTCTTTTTACGTTTTTCAGAATGTGGGCCTCGTTTTTTACCAGTTAATGTTTTACTTATTTTTAATTTTGTTTCTTCAGTTACGACAGGTCGGTTGATTCTGTTTTTCATAGCTATAGACATATTTCTTTTTTGTTCCTCTGTACGAATTTTTCCTTTATTTTTCCCCGTAAGAGATGCTGACAATAATTTTTTAGATTGCTCACTCATGGGTCCTCTTTTTACACCCGAATGTGCTATTGAAATTTTATTTTTTGTTTCTTGCGATAAGGTTGATCCTATTTTTGCACCAGGACCACCATCGCCACCATCAGTTTGATTTCTTAATATGCCTGTACCTTTATCTAACCTACCATACCAACTTATTAACCGTCTTTCTATAGCTAATGCACCTACATTTGTCAAATTTGACTCTACGATTATTATTCGTGACGTATCAGTTGGTTTGCCAACTTCGTTATTTTGTTTATACCAAGCTCTATTGTCTTTGCCTTTTCCAATGTAGTACGGGGTACCATCTTTTCTTAGGTATGCATATACATAGAATCCTGTAGGTTGATTGTTTACTGAATAAATACTCATGCTGATTGCTCCTTTAAAGCGTTAGAGTAGTTGGGATTGCCGTCCGCGAACTACACTTATATTTATCTATTTGGTGATTCTTTAAACCAATAGGGTCTCCCGAACCAAAGTTTGAACCACTCAGGGGTCCCGGGTCTGATATTATTCTTTTTCATTAATTCACCTTTTTCATTACCAGTGATACTAATGTTACTTTCTTCACCTATAACCTGTTGAGTTATACCACTTAATTTTCTTAAATCATCAAGTGTTGTGTCTATATTTTGTGCCTGTGTAGGAACGGACTTGAGTTTCTCAAATCCGTTCTGTATTTTACTTTGTTTCCATACATCAAAGGACATATAGTATTTATGACATTTATTTAATGTCTAATGGGCGTGCTTTAGATACTAAAATGCAATAAGCTTTTTCTTCTACTTCAGTAGGTTCGCCATCTTCATTTTCTGCAGGTAATGTCAAGTTATACTTGATGTCATTGAATTTTTCAATTTTAAATCCAGTACGCTCTAACAATGCAGCCAATTGAATATGACCAAAAATGCTATAGTGATTCAAATTGAATTCGTGCTTTCTTGCACAATCGGGTGCAGGAACTTCAATATACATTTTACTGCCTTGTTTTAATAGACGATTGTACTCCATTAACGCAAAGATAGGATATGGGCTATGTTCTAATACTTGTCTTAAAAAGATAAAGTCAACTGTCTCATCGTTAAAACCCTGACTCTGTGGCAAGAAATGAATATCGTGTTCTTTAACCACATGTCCATTTTCAGCACACATATCAACATCCATTTTACTCAATGAGATACCAGTTAAATTTGTATATCCACGTTGTTTCATTTCATCCATGAAATAGCCGGGACCACAGCCAATATCTAATATGTTTGCATCTTTTGCTAGTTCAATTGGATCAACGTATATTTCGGTGACTTGTCTAGTAAGGTCTTTGTGAAAGCTAGAAGGACCCTCATCGTATAAATGTGCAGTATAAAGCCACTCGTTGTAAAATTTTAATTTTACTAGGTCAAGTGTTTTATTAATATCTACCATGTGTTTCATAATATTTTCCTATATATGTACTACTACTTATGTAGGAATGTTATTATGATTATTTTTTCTTAGATTTTTTGGTTTTAGTTTTAGATTTTTTTTCGTATCCACTGAAACCCATCATTGGACTAGTTTTATGAATTTCGTCAGGCTCTACACTTTTGCTCCATGGTGTCACTTCATGGTGCTCAGATGGAATAGTATTGTATGCTGCTTGCAACATATTGTGTTCTTCTTTAGTATAAGGGTGTGCAGAATTAAACTTTTCAGTCCATGCAGCAGGGTCCATATCAACTTTTTTAGTTGATTTACCATCTGCCATTGCAGTAGCCATCCAAATACGATTCATATGATATACACGATCATATCCACCTACATCACGTGCAATAGATGAACCTTGGCCCACACTCGCATGATCTTTGTGTATCTTTCCTCTTGGTGGGCCATTCTCTGTAATAAATTCACTTGCTCTCATATTTGCTCTTAGTTATATATAGTTATATCAATGATATGATTCATAACATCATTAAATAATGGATTAACCATTAATTGCACATTATCAGACAATGTTTGTATATCGTATGTAGTAACCGGTTGACCCATAAATTGTGTACCGTATGCTTCATATTGCACACCAGTATTATCATTTCTTTTAGTAATTTGAATGGTAACTGATTGTGTGTTGTATGCACCGGGTTGATTGGTTGTTACTTTTGCAACTGCTGATGTAAATGAATTAACCGGTGATTGAAATATTACTTGTCTAGGTGAGTTAGTGCGAGTAGTTGCAGTAATTACTTGTTGTGTTGAATTTGCAACTGTCAGATTACCAGTAATACTTATATCTTTGATATGTGCTAAACTAGCACTTACTGTGTTATCAACTGTTATTGGAAAACTAATGATATTTCCGTCTTCAGAAATAGTTACATTCCCAACATGATAATTATTAGCGTATATAGAGTCAATAGGCAGTGTTGAATTACCGACATATACCACCGAGCTCGGATTTGGGATAATATTAGCGCCCAAATTTAATACATTATTTGCTTGATCATATACCAAATTAGCAGTACCGGAATACCCAGTTACGTTACTGTATTGTAGTGCCCCTGCAGGTCCACCCGGGGTAACATTGGCCAATGTTGAAAAATTATTGTTTATCTTACCAAATGCAACACGTAAAGGATCTCCGGTGCCGTCGTTTGGTAAAACTCCAATATCTATATTTGCTAATGTAAAACTCATGTTAATAATTCCATTACTATACTATATTTATCTGTAACCATTTTTTTGCTATGAATCTACAAAGAACTAAATACATGCACTTATAAAGGAGTTTTTATGCGTAAAATTATGTTAGGAATGTTGCTACTATTATGTGCATCATTCAGTTTTGCTTGGACACAACGAGCACCAAATCCAGTTGATGCTTGTAAAGTACACGCACCATATGGTTTCCCACAGAGTGCAAAAGCTATTGCACCAATCTGCCGTCAAGCATATCTAGTAGGATATGATGCGGCTGCTAAGTTACCAGAATTCGTTATGTACGAATTATTGCCACAAAATGCATTAGGATGTGTTGCACGTACTAACGCTTTTGCAGCTGACCAAAGCGTACCTAATGGTGCTACTCCTGCTGACTATGCGGCTACAGGATATGACAAAGGTCACATGGCACCAGATGGTGACTTAAGTTGGGATCCACAAGTAGAATATGAAAGTTTCCTAATGACCAACATGAGTCCACAAGCAGGTTCACTAAATCGTGGCATCTGGAAACTATTAGAGACTTCAGTTCGTGGTTGGGTTGTTCAAGGCAATCAAAGTTACTGGATCGTTTCAGGTGGTGTTTATGGCGCTGGCGACAAGACAATCGGTAAAGGTGTCGTAGTTCCACATGCTTTCTACAAAATCGTAGTTAACAATCAAACAGGTCAGGCTGCAGGATGGATGTTCCCTCACGTTGCTCCCTATCCTAACTTGGGTAATGACTTGACTAAGTTCCGTATGCCAATTGCACAAATTGAACAACAAGCTGGTGTTAAATATGCATTGCCTGCAGGTACCAAAGAATTGCAACCTGGTCAAGAATGGCCTGTTGACTTTGGTAAGTTAACCAATGCAAAACGTGCTAAATGCGGCGCCGGTGCATCAGACGATTAATTATAGTATTACTTAAGTAGATATATTCTACTTTAACTAGGAGCTGCTCACTTCTAAATATTTAGAT